GGGCTCTCTAAGTGGGCTTCATTCTCCCACCTAACCTGAATCTTCAAAAGGACTAGTCCAATTGAAGTAACTCTAACGCGGCATATTGCAGAGCAATAGCACTGTCAGAGCCAGGTGAGGACAATCTTTCGTCTTCACGAACAGCTTTTAACCAGGATATACTATCCGGTGGCAGCGTTTCTCGTAAAACAACAGGTAGCGGCGCAGTCATGCGCTTATACCAGTTAACGAGAGTTGAAATTGGGATATCACTATCCACTGCCCAGCGAGCAAACTCTCTCGCCGAGTGGTAGACAAGTGGAAATCCCACCTCTGCTTCTCTGTCTTTGATCAGACGTTGTAGGGCGTACATAGCCTTTCTCGTCTGTGACGGATCGAGGTCGTCCCAGGACGGATCGCTTAATACATCTTCAGAGATGTTGATGATTTTGCGAAACGACTGGTGCACTTTGTTAGCCATGAAGAGTCGAAGAGCGTTTCCGTTCTTGCCCTTTATGGATTCCACAAGTGGTTCAGAGTTCGGTTTACCGAATCCACCCAGCTTATGGGGTACCGGTATCAGACCGATAAGAGTGTCGGCCTCCTTTGGCCAATACTTCCGAAGAATGAACTTCAGTTTCTTGACCCTGATGGTCCAACCGCGCTTTTCGTACATGTACTGTACTAGGCGTGGCAGCCTCATTGGGTTTGACAAGCCCGAGGCAATGGCCTTCAGAGAGAATGGAGTAATGTCTTTACCATTGATGGCGTAAGCTTTCGCAAACTCCGCAATGGTAACTCCAGGTGTGGTGCTGAGTCTAGACTTTGCTAGGTTCACCACTCCGCCGATGTCTGTGATCATTTTCACATACATTTCCCCAGCTGCCTTGTCAGTGATTACCATATCATCTCCGATGATGGCGTAGAACTGACGGCGAGGTAGGGCACCCTTATGCGCAAGCTTATAAGCAGCGCGTACTACACAATGGTGTAGAAGTGCAAAAGAGGCAAAAGATGAGTAATAACCCATCGGCTGCCCAACCGAGTATTTGACATACTTGGTCTTACCTGAGGGAAGGGTAACTAGATAGCTACGGTCAGTTAATAACTGCAGCCAGTGCTTTCCCAGGAACCCCGGTAGAACGACATCGATGACCATGGCCTGCAATTTAGCAGGTAGTCGGTCAGTTGCAGAAGATAAATCGTAACTAGCCATCCATTTCTGTTTGGCAGTCTGATCTATCATCCAGCGCTTACCAGCGTCTTGGTCAAAGGTGAAATCACCCTTGAGTCTTCGCAGAATACCATTTATGGTATCATGAATTGGTTTCATGGCTGTTTGGGTCAGGTAATCGCCAGTAGCGATGGTCCTGATCTTTCCAGCTTTCTCTGCGAGGAAGACGAGGCGTCCTAGTTCTTCATGACCTTTTGAGTCATTGAAGGACTGGAGCATGTCTAACATGGCTTCTGAGGTTTTAACGCCTCTGCCATGAGCAGCCACACTATCAGAGAACTCTTTGAGTAACTCGACAGTGCCGTAACGGTGATGTGCACGTGCATCTAAG